ATCTGTCAATTACACCAGAGAATCCTAAGACACCTGATTTTAAGGTAAGTACAAAATACTTCCAAGTAGAGAATGGTGTTAGATGGGGTCGCTTAGGCAATACTGATGAGTATTTCTGGGAGACAGAAGAGGAACAAAAAGCTAATGATAATATGATGGCAGATATCGACGATCAATACTCTCATCACTTCGATCATACTGACTCAAATAAATAGCAAAATAGGAATCTAACCATGACAGAACCAAAAAGCGACTTTCTAGACAATCTTGCTGCTCATCAGCATGAAAAATTGCTCCGAGAAGTAGTGGGTGAAGGCAAAAAAGATCTCAAAAGACAAACTATATTGTCCGAAGAGGTAGATACTGACCTGGAGACCCTATAAATAATCTCGATATATAGTGCCTAGGCATGGCTTCATCCAAATCAAAGGCATTCAAAGACATTTCTCTGACCTTTGAACCTCATCCTGTTAGTGGAGACATAAGAGTTCTCAAAGATGAGGACGCAATTAAGCGTGCTGTCAGGAATTTGGTGCAAACTATTGTGGGAGAGAGACCATTTAGTTCCGTTTTAGGGACTAATGTGACCTCTTCCCTTTTTGATTTTGTAGATTATGCGACATCGGGTGTTATTGCTCAGCAAATTCGCGATGTTTTGAATGGATTTGAAGGTAGAATCGCAAATACTACCGTTCAGGTTGATCCAAAACCCGATAATAATGCTTTTGAGGTGACAGTTAACTATGACATTGTGGGCGAAGCGTTCCCAAGTCAAAGTTTTGAATTTATTTTAGAACCAGCTAGGTAAAAAAATGCCATCTTTCAAGTATACCAACTTAAATTTTGATCAAGTCAAGGAATCGATCAAAGATTACTTGAGGGCAAACTCGGATTTTTCCGATTTTGACTTTGAAGGATCGAATATGTCGGTCTTGATCGACATTTTGGCGTACAATACTTACCTGACAGCGTTCAATAGCAACATGGTTGCTAATGAATCCTTCTTGGATTCGGCAGTTTTAAGAGAAAATGTAGTTTCTCTTGCTAGAAACATCGGATATGTCCCAAAATCACGAAAAGCAGCGCAAGCAATAGTTAGTTTTGACTTTAAATTTAACGGAAATAGCACAACTGTCACTCTGAAGAAGGGATTAGTCTGTGTTGGCGCTATAAATGACACAAATTTCGTATTTTCCATCCCAGAAGACATCATTGCGATCAGTCCAATTGATTCTGGAGGCACTGCGGGGGCAAATCCTCCGCGCACAGCACAATTTAAGGACATCAATGTCTTCCAAGGCACCCTTTTAACGAAAGAGTGGACAGTAAGTGGCAGTACAGATCAAAGATTTGTCATTGAAAACTCAAATGTGGACATTGACACTCTCAGAGTAGAGGTTAAAAAGTCTGGTGCGTCTGCTGGATTGGCATTTTCCAAGGTTGACAACATTATTAGTGTAACTGACAAGTCAAATATCTACTTAATTCAAGAAGCACCGAACGAAACCTATGAAATGTTGTTTGGTGATGGTCTTTTTGGTACAAAATTAGAACAGGGAGATATTGTCGCTATCAGTTACATCGTAACTGACGGAAAAGATGGTAACGAAGGCAAGAATTTCTTCTTCTCTGGCGATGTACAGAACGATGCTAAGCAAAGTTTGACATCTTCCAATGTAGTAACCGTAACAACCACTCAGAACGCCCGTAATGGGTCTGACATTGAGGCAATTGACTCTGTACGATATTATGCACCCAGAATGTACTCCGCGCAGAACAGGGCGGTTACACCAAGGGATTACGAAGCTATCGTTCAAGACATCTATCCTAACACAGAATCCATTTCTGTAGTCGGTGGAGAGGAATTAGACCCACCAGAGTTCGGAACTGTAGTTCTGAGTATCAAACCTAGAAATGGTACATTTTTATCTGACTTTACTAAGCAGAATATTCTTAATAAGTTAAAGCAATATGCAATTGCTGGAATTAACCAAAGAATTGAAGATCTGAGAATTCTGTATATTGAACTTTCCACTAGTGTCTACTATAACAACGCTGTTTTTGACGATGCAAGTGAATTGAAGGCAGAAATTACTCAATCTTTGACTGCATATGGCAATTCTGCTAATCTGAACAGATTTGGCGGAAGATTTAAGTATTCTGAAGCACAAAATATTGTAGATAA